CTCGGTCCAGCGCCGGGTGATGAGGTGCCGGAGCACACGGCCCATCTCTACTATCCGGGTCCGTACGCGCTGTACCAGCACGAGGGCGTCTACTACCGGCACGGTGTGACCGGTGCACCCCTCACGCACACTCACGGCGAATCGTTCTTCCTCCTCCGCCCGATGATCCAAGAATCCGAGACGACATTGAAGGTCGTCAAGAAGGAGCTGGGCCTGTGAGCGACATGCGCAACGTCATGGTCGGCATCGCCGGACTCCTGAACGCGGCTGGGGTGGGCAAGTTCATCCCGTCCGGTGTGTATGCGACGACAGACACGGGGATCATTTTCAAGATCATGCCTGACGGCACCGGCGTGCCTGACCGGGTGATCGTGCTGAATGCTTTCGTCCTCACCGCGGATGTTTCGATGCCGGCGGACAGGGTGCTGTTGCAGGTCGCGTTGCGCGGTGTCCGCAACAACCCGCTGGATGTTGACGACCTCGGGGATGCAGTCTTCGATGTTCTGCACGGGGCCACATATAAGCAGTTCGGAACCGCCTCCGCTGCGCAGATTCTCTTCTCAACCTCCGTGCCGATGGGGGAAGACGCCCTGACACGTTCCACGCGCGCCGACCGGTATTTCATCGACCTCGACGCGACCCCCACAAACCTCCGCCCTACAGGCGGTTCCTGGACTTAGGTCCAGCATCCCCCAGAAGCCCCTGACACATGTTGGGGGCTTTCGCATTTAAACCGCCCCTTGGAGGCAACAAATGAGTACAGCGTTCGCACGCCGATTCAAGGTGGATGTTTCCGCCGACGGCACCACGTGGATTCCGTTCCTCGGAATGCAGGACTTCGCACCGAAGGAAAACCCGGTCCAAACCTCCGTCATGGACTACGACACGAACGGGTTTGACTCGTTCGAGAAGCCCGCCACTGGCTGGGATGTTGTCATCAAGGCGCGTCGTGTCGTCAACACGGGCGTGTTCGATCCCGGCCAGGAACTTGTGCGAGCACGCCAGTTCCAGTTCGGAGATTCGAACCGGGTCTACATCCGTTGGTATGACCGCAACGGTGCCCCAGAAGCGTGGTCGGGTCGTTCGATGGTGTCGTGGGAGCAGTCGAAGACTGGTGCTGCTGATGTGGAGGAGATCACCGCCTCGTTCAAGGGTGACGGGATTCTCGCCCCGATCTCGAACCCGTGGAATGCGGTCCTCGTCCCCGTCATCACCTCGGCTACCCCGTCCGGTGTTGCTGCGGCAGGTCTGGTGCGCATTCAGGGTGCGTACTTCACCGGCACCGTCGCGACTACCGGTGTGAAGTTCGGTGCGACGAACGCGACGAGCTGGGATCTCATTTCCGACTCTCTCATTGAGGCGGTCATGCCTGCCGGTTCTGCGGGTGCGGCGAACGTCGTCGTCACCAACGCAGCCGGTGCCTCTACCGCGTTCAGCTACACGCGCGGTTAGTAAGCGGGGCGGCGGCTGGTGCTGGGACCGGTCGTCGCCCTCCTCTTTCCTCCCAGCGATCCCAGTAAGGAATTGTCATGCCATTCAAGGATTATCAGGAGCTCGCAGACCCTCTCGTGCTCCCCATCAAGGGTAAGAAGTACACGATTCCCGCTGTGGGGCTTGCGGACGGCATCAAGCTCACCGAGGGTCTCGACCCGGAGTCGAAAGCGCCGATACCGGATGAGGAGTTTAACCGCATTCTTCTCGGTACTGCATACGACGAAATGCTGGCCGACAACGTTCCCGGCCCTGCAGTGGTCCGCGCATCTCTGACCGCTCTGGCGGACTTCCAACGCGGTCGTGCAACCGCAGAGATCATGTGGGAAACGGGTGGCGACCCAAAAGCCCTCACGGCGTGGGTGAAGTCGACCACGAACAGGGCATCGCGTCGCAAGGCGGCTCAGGCCGGTACGACAAAGCCACCGGTCTCTGGGAGTTCTACGACGAAACCCCCGCAGAGTTCGTAGGCGGCGCGTCCGCATCCCCCACGTGGAGTGCCGTCCTGAACCAGTGGTCGCTCGTTGAGGCCGATTTTCAATCCATTTACGGCCTCGACCTCGAGCGACTGGTCCGCAAACGGTCGTGGCGTTGGTTCACGATCCGCGTCAGCGCTCTGCTCGCCCGCGACCGGTGGCCTGACCAGTTCGGTCAGATGCACGGCGACAGTCTGTTGCAACGTTTCTTCACCCCCAAGCCTGAGGAGTAGACATGCCCGCCACTCCGACTACCGAGGGCTCGATTGTCGGCTACCTGCGTCTGGATGACAGCGACTGGAACGAGACGCTGGATCGTGCGGAGGCGAAGGCTCGCAAGCTGGGCACCGTTGACCCGAACATCAAAGTCACGGCGGACGTTGCATCTGCGGTGGCGAAGCTTGAGGCTGTCGAGGCCGCACAGCGCCGTGTGAACGATGCGATGTCGAAGGCTGACACCGCTTATGCGCGGGCTGCGCTAGCTCAGCAGCGTCTTGATGATGTCAGCACAAAGCGTGGACGCACTGAGCTTCAAGTAGCTGCCGCGACCTTGGCAAACACTGAGGCGCAGACGCGCCTGAATTCCGCCAACGAGAAGGTCATCCTATCGGAGGCTGCTCTTGCCGCCGCGCAAATGAAAGCTGCCGACGCATCCGTGGCGGAAGCTGCAGCGCAACATGTCGCGGCGGCCGAAGCATTAGCGGAGGCTGATGCGCAACGCGCCGCACGAAACGCAATGCGTGACACTGCGGCAGCGCAAGACGCGTTGACCAACTCGACGGGCAAGGCCAACGAGGCCAACAAAACATCTGTGTCGCGTATCGCGCTGATCGCGGCAGCCGTTGCAGTGTTGATCCCGCTCCTCGGGCCGCTCGCAGGTTACGCGGTTGGTGTCGCTGGCTCTCTGGCCGGTATGGGCGCTGCGGGCGTCCTCGCGATTCTGGGCATCAAGAATGCGATGACGCAGGGTACCGCCGTGGGGAATACGTTCTCGGCGGGTCTGCAGATACTCAAGGGCGACCTGTCGCAGCTGGAGCAGACCGCCTCAAGTGCAATGCTGCCGGGGTTCACGAACGCCATTTCGGTGATCAACGCGAACATGCCCGAGTTGAACCGCGAGGTCGGACTGTTCTCCACCCAACTGGGCACTGTGGGCACGATTGTGTTGCAGGCGTCCATCAACGCATTCCGTATCCTCAACCCTCTGTTCTTGACTGCGGGCGTGTACGTGGGGCAGTTGGCTGCCGGGTTCCAGAAATGGACGCAGGACGGCGGCCTGCAAAAGTTTGCGAACTATGCGATCAGTGCGTTGCCGCAAGTTTCACGCACTTTGGGTTCCCTCGCGATGGCCGCGATCAACCTCGTGACTGCGCTGGCTCCGGTGGGTTCTGTGGTGTTGGACGCGCTCACGGCGTTGGGTGGGCTGATTAGTTTCTTGTCGTCCGCAGGTCCGGGTTTCGCCGTTGTGGTCAGCGGTGCGACAGCTGCATTGCTGGCATTCAAAGGCTGGGGGTTGATTGCTCCGACGATTGCGGCAGTCGCAGCCGCCGTGTTCAAGGCGACCGACTCTGTTGTCGCGCTGCGTGTCGCCGTGTCCGTTGCGGAGGGGCCAATCGGATGGATTATCGCCGCTCTTGCTGCGGTAGCCACCGGGTTCGCAGTGGCGTCTGCGTCGAACGATGACGCTACACGATCCATTCAGGACTACACGGCGGCCGTGCAGGAAGACAGCGGCGTCATCGGAACGAACGTCAAAGCGCAGGCCGCGAAGGCGTTGCAGGACACGGGGGCGTTGGCTGCCGCGAAACTGTTGGGCGTTTCGACACGGTTGGCGACGCAGGCGACCTTGGGTGACACTGCGGCGAAAGAACAACTTACGGAGACGCTGAAAACTCAGGAGGAAGCGCTCAAGGCGGATGCGAAAGCGCACGGCGTCGCGTCAATGGCTGATATCGAGCACATGCATGCGATCTCTGTCTTGCGTGACGAGATGGCTTTGCAGGACACGAACATCAAGACTGCGATCAAGGCGTACAACGATCTTGCGCAAGCACAGGGGCTTACGTCTATCACGACCAAGGATCAACTGTTGGCACAGACTGCCTTGGCCGCGCAGTACAACATGTCGTTGCCTGCATATCTGGCTGCGAAGGGGGCGCAGCAGAAGACCGCAGATCAACTGGCGATCACCACGCAGAACATGTACATGCAGAACGATGCTGCCGGACTGCTCAAGCAGGCTCTCGACACACTCAACGGGGTTGCGATCAGCGCTGCGCAAGCTCAAAACAATTTCGATTCCGCAATCGCGAACTCAGACAAGCACCTTGATGCGCAAGGTAATCAGATCAACCGTGCCAACACGCTCCTTGACGGGATGACAGCGGCGGCTGTCAAGAACCGTGGCGAACTGATCGCACAGACAACGGCTGCTGAAGTGAATGCTGAGGCGTATCGGAACATGACCGACGCCAACGGGAAGTTGATCAATTCCACGGAGGCCGGTCGCCAGAAGCTTATTGACATGAAGGCGCAGATCATCGACAACGCGGTGGCTCACGGTGAAGACCGCGCGGCCGTGCAGGCGTATGTCGACACGATCTATAAGATTCCGGATGCAGTCCCGCCTGTGCACTTCGATGCCGACACCTCGGCGGCGACAGCGAAAATTAACGCGTTAATGGCGCAGATCATAAAGGTCCAAGCCGCCCTCGCTGCCGCCCCGGTTGCCGCACGCACCTCTGTAGGGGTGGACCTGTCCCAGACTGGGCTGAACGCCAAATGGGCGGCACCGGGTCATGCGGACGGTGGTCCGATCTACAGTGCTGCGGGTGGTCCGATCGAGGCTGCCTATCTGGCGTCTGGGGGTAACCCGTTCCAACCACGAGGGACGGACACGATCCCGGCGATGCTCACGCTTGGGGAGTTCGTGGTCAGGCAGTCGGCGG